AGATGAACCCTAACCCCTCAGCAGTTGCCCTTGAGGTACGGGTCGTAGATACTTTGTTTAGTTGTCAGCCATACGACTGCGAACTTCCAAGGATTGCTAAATCCCATTCTGTCCCTTTAGTCCTGTTTCCAGGGTTATCTAACGACGCTAAACCGCCGATGACTAATGTTTCACTGTTTTTGGATGTAAAAAAGGGGGTTAATCTTTTTAAAAAACTCTTTCAGTGAAAGGTCGTCATTAATACTTCAAAGAACGTTTGACAAAGATAAGAAACTTTTTTCTTATTATCCAAACTTTTTTAAACTTTTTTTCTTGGAATGTAGTATATAAATATACCATTGTCCGTTAAAAGTTTTACAAAGATATAAAAAAGTTCTTATTTATCAAGTTAAATCTAAACTTTTTTAGTTTTTGGTGTCGTACTCAGAAAAATTCTTCTTTAGAACCTCTAAATTACCTTCCGCGGTTGCGTATCTTTCAAAAAGTTTATCCATCTCTTCAATTATACCTGGATGTTCCCCAATACCCGCAGGGTTATTAAAGTACACTTCTAATGTTGCTTCACATTCACTCTTAATTGCTTCGTATTTTTTTTCCAAAGCGTCAAATAATTTGTTTTTCATTTTAAAATTATATTTAGTAGTTTATTAAACTGTTCAGTTGTGGGTGTAGGTAATTCATCTTTAGTAAAATACCCACATTCTGTATGTTCTTCTCCGTCAATTGCGGTGTCTAGGTTTGGGTAGATTTCTTCTTCCACGTCTATTAAGTAACAATACATTAGACCTTTAACATTCTGACCGTCTCTAGTGTATCTTTTAATTGCCGCAGCGAAATTAATATCACCGTATATTGGTAAGTCTGTCTCTTCCATAAACTCTCTTATTGCAGCTTCTTTTGGTGTTTCTCCTTGTTCCATCTTACCACCAGGACATGACCAGTAACCTGGTAATGAACCATCATTATTTCTTTTACATAACAAGACTCTATCTTTACACCTTACAATTATTCCTGCGTATTTTTTCATTATTAATTATCTTTATATTTATAAATATGAAAGTAATGATAGACGATAATATATTTAAAGTCAAACTTTGTACAACAAAACCATCTATATCTAAAGGAATGATGGGTAAAAGATTTGATAATAGTTTTAATGGTATGTTTTTTATGATGCCTGAACGTGGTGAACAGAGTTTTTGGATGTATAATTGTATTATACCATTAGATATTATAATGATTGATAATGGTATTATAAGTGACATATATAATAACTGTCAACCTTGTGGAGATAAAGAAAGTTGTGAGTCATATAGAGGTTATGGTAGTGAGGTGTTAGAAGTTGCGGGTGGTACTTGTGAAAAATTGGGTATTAAAAAAGGAGACTCAGTCTCCTTTTCATTATTTTGATTTACTTTCCTCTATTTTCTGTTTTAGTAGTTCTACAAATCTTTTTTGTATCATTTTTGTAAACTTTATATATGGTGAATCACCTTCTCTTTTTGGACCCTTTTTTGCGTCGGGATTAGGTGGTCTTTTACTTCTACCAAAATAGTTTAAAGCTGATATATTTGTGATACATTTGTGACCTCCTGAGTTTGCTTGTATCATCTCCCAAGCAGGTACACCTAACTTATCTAATATCCCCCATTCAGTATCTGTTAATTCGTTGTTTGGTTTGTTCATAATATCTTTAAGTCTATCCATATATTGCTCTCCTCCTTCCATTGAGCGGACTTTGTCTCCATAAAAAGCCTCTAAATCCGCATTTGTAAAACCTACCGACTCTTCGTCAAAACTTTTACCTGACTCAGATATCCATTTGATGGTTGATAGTGGTATGATTTTATCTTTTAGTTGTCCTTCCCACTTACTTAGGACTTCTTGTGCTATCTCACCTAAGTTAACTCCTTTCAATTCTCTCTCACCTTTAAATGGATTACAACTAGCTTGAACCAATCCCATCGGCCAAGCAATAACTAAAAAGTCTGCGTCAGGATTATTCTTAAATGGTGTATATCTATCATACGAACCTGGTTTAAACATAGAACCACCTCCATACTGTACTATTATACCATCGTCAACATATACTTTATCACTCTCAGCCTGTTTTCCTACGTAGTCTTTTTGGTTAATGTCCATCTCTTCAGGTGAAGCGTATGGTTTTCTATTTGGTTTACCCCATTTGTTAAACTCCAAACCTTTTTCAAATCTGTCTTGAAAAGATAGATTTTCTCTTTTTGCAATTCTATTAATGTTTTGAAAGATATTCATTAGAGATGGTTCTGATGTCATAACCAACTCCTCTAAAAACCCTGGTTTGTTTTTAAACGCTAACAATAATTTGTTTGTCGCTAAACCTAAAGCCATTTTGTTTTGTTGTAAACTTTTATCTTTTTGTAATCTAAAGATAAAATTCATAATGTCTTGTGGTTCCAAACCGAATCTCGCAAAATCTGCAGAGTCTACAGTTGATATTAATGTAATATCCTCAGATGGAAAAATATCTGTAGGTGACATAATTTGAGATAATGTAGCGACGTTTGAACGTGATGGTCTGAATGATGTTGAAGTGTCTCCTTCCACACCTGTTTGACTATCGTGGTGGTCAGTGTGGACAACGAACATCGGCTTACCATGAGCAAAGTCAACCAATACTGGCATCGTATCTCCTTGTGCGTCTAACTTTTTAACCGCAAATTCTTTATCACCGTATTGAATTATTTCAGAGTCTACAACTTCAATACCATTATTTTCCAAATAGTTTTTCATTGCAAGTGCTGTAGTAACACCATCTAAATCTTGGTGAAAATATATTTTAGCTTTCTTATATCTATCAGCAAGGGCTTTGATGTTTCTTAGTCCCGTCTCTTTTAATATCGTTTTCATGCTCCTGATTCTTTAGGTGTTAAGTTTCCGTCAATTTTAAAACTAGCAACAGTTAAATTAGGATTACCTTCCATAGTGAATGTATACTCCGCGATATCACCAAAAGTATCACTTTTACAAACTTCACTAATCTTTTGTCCCATAATATTTGTGAGTGAGTTAAAATCCCCATCAACAAATCCTTCTATACCTTTAACTTGATTTATAGGTATACAGTTATTTCCTTGCTCACTTAGGTATTGTCTTTTGGTTGCACTCTCGTGGAGATTTAATATTCTATCTCTCTCTGAGTCATCTATTCTAAATTGTCTCATGTTAATATACTTTTAATATAAATACTTTATAAACAAAAAAACCCCTCATTACAAGGAGTTTTTTATTAAGGTAAAGAACTTACCTTGTCGTATGTCGTCAGGTTTTTCAAAAACCTCTTCCATATTGTATTCACCAATTCTTTTTGGTATCAACAATTCATTATATTCAATATAGTCCTTATCATAATCTCTGTCTATCACCCCGTTAATTACTCCCCTCGTTTGTGACAAAGAAAATCTGTTGTAGTGCTTGTCAAATCCCGTATTGACCAACCATACTTTTACATTTGGGTTTTCTCTTAACTTTTCTTCAAATATATTCGTATAGTCCTCAATCTTTCTTGGTAAGAATGGGTCACCAAAACATGGTGAGAACGTTGTTGTAGGCTCGTCAATACCAACTTCGGTTCCTGCAACTTTAGAGGTATAACCCAATCCAAAATATTTAACCGCTTGTTCTGTGTTCAATAAAGAAATAGGAGGTAATACACCAAAAGCATCAAACGATAAGAAGAATATATTCTCAACACCATATCCTCTACCTGTCATACTTACTTTAGACTCCATACTAATTTGGTCCAACGGATATGATGCTCTAATATTTTCTGTTACACTACTATCTGTGTAATCAGGCTCCCCATCGTTAACGACAATATTTTCTAACAGACTTGTATTCTTTTTTGTAAATTTACTATGTATTGCTTTCCATATGATAGGCTCTTTTTCCTCTTCTAAGTCAATAAGTTTGGCATAGCATCCTCCCTCAAAATTAAATACATTGTTTCCATCCCATCCATGTTCATCATCACCTATAAAGAATTTAAGTGGGTCTGAAGACAATGTAGTCTTACCTGTACCTGATAGTCCAAAAAATAAATTAACCCCTCTACCATCCTTTGTATTTGCATTTGCAGAACAATGCATCGGTAAAACACCTCTGTCAATAAGAAGTGTATTCATTACGGTGAAGATACTTTTCTTTATTTCTCCTGTATAACTAGTACCGGCTATTAAAATCTTTTTATCATCAAAATCAACAATAACAAAGTTTTCATTTTTAACATCCTTTGGTCTATTGTTACTTATGAAATTGGGTGCGTGTAATATTTCCCATTCTGTGAATGTACGTGAATAATTCATGACAAAAGATGTTGGGTCTATCAGCATATTATTAAAAAATATGATTGCCCACGGTTCGGTTGATGTTATGTTGAAGGTCCCCGCATTTTCATAAGTATATCCAGCAACTCTACGACTTCTTAATGTCTCTTCGTTTTCTAAATATTCTTTCATCTCATCTCTCAACGAAATGTAACTTTGTCTTTTTAATTTTTGATTGATTACCCTTTTAAAGTCGACCGTATTGTATACATATTCACCTTCGGCGAAATATCTGTCCTTAGGTGACCTACCAGTGAATTTACCAGTATTAAAATGTAATATACCGTCTTTAGTGGTTTTTAATCCTTCTTCCTTTGCAAGGGCCATTAATTGCTCAGTAGTTTCGTAATAAACCATTATATATTAATTTGTTAATTCATCAACCTGTATTTTAAGTTGTTGTTGTTCCAACTGATAATCTTTAATTCTTTGTATAGCAACTTCACAATAATTTTCAGAAATATCTATACCAATCCATTTTCTTCCTAACATCTCAGCAGCTAAACAACTAGTACCTGAACCGTTAAATGGGTCTAATACAATATCTTCTTTGTATGATAGAATCTTGATTGCTCTGTATGGTATATCCAATGAGAAGGTAGCTTTAGTCATCTGTCTTGTGTCCGCGAAATAGTTCCACTGACCAAAAACTAACGACATAAAGTCTTTCTTATCTTTTTCTTCATAAACAAGTTTTTTTCTTTCTCCACCATTCTTTTTATCCTCAACCATTTGGTATTCCCCTTTCCATTGTGGTGTACCCTTTACCTGTTTCTTATGTAAATTTTTATACGCTAGAATCACACACTCTTTTGGATTATAAATGTATGGTGATGATGGACTCATCCAACTACCCCAAGCAGTAGTTTTACTTCTATGTGGTGAACTTTCTTCTAAATCAACTATACCAAAGAAACCGAAACCAATCTCTTTCATAATCATCCACATTTCAGCAGAGAAGTATATCCTACCTCCCTTATCTTGTCTATTGATTTCATATGGTATATTCATTGCAATTCTACCATCATCTTTCAATACTCTGTACGCTTGGGTTAACCATTCTTTTGTAAACACCTTGTATTCTTCAAAGTATTTATCGTCATCCCAACTATCATAATCAATCCCAACTCCGTATGGTGGTGAAGTGACAATCAAGTCAATTGACCCCTCCTCCATCTCCTCCATTTTTTTCGTAGAGTCTGACGTATAAATCGTGTTTGTTTCCATTTTCATTTTCTATTGTTTTAATTCTTCTTTCTAAGTACCATAACGCTTTTTTTAAATCTTGTAGAGGTGGGTTATCATCTTTCTTACCACTCCTACCGATATATTTCAAAACATTAAAAAGGTACGCGTCTCTATCAATACCCCACGCCTCCGCAACTTTTACGACTTCATAAGGATTATCTTCACCACCGTAATGGTCGGGATGATTGACTTGTTCTTTCATTAATATTTTCTTTTTACTTTATCTTTTAATTCACTAACAGGTATATTATAATAATATCTTTTAAAGTCATCAAGACTCTGAATCATCAAATGATAGTTATTACTCATTAATGTCCATGTTGTGTTAACTAACTCCCCATTCCATCTTATAACACCATTAACATTAAAAGAACCATTTAGAATACCATTACCATATGTTGAACGCTTTAGTATGTAGTCCAATTCTTTCTTGTCTATATACAGGATATCTTTATCAATCTCTTGTCCATAGGGTAATGAATTTCCATATTCATCAATATTTTTTTGATGTCTACCTAAACCTAAATGTATTTCGTAAGAATCGTCTCCCTGTGCGAAAGAAACGAAACTTACGAAAAATAAAACAAATAATGTTTTTAGTTTATAACACATATTACTTTTGATTAAAGTAACTAAAATACATTTTATCTCCAGTAAACAAATAGGTCCAAGGTCCATAATAACGGAGTTCTCCTGAGTTCCAATATCCCCATGTACCCGTATCATCATTCTTACTTAAGATGTCAACTTTATAGGAACCATACTCACCATACTCATCTTCACTTTCATAAAGGTCACCTAAATAATTACAAAAGAATTTAGGCTCCCCTTTTGAGTTCTCCATTACTGTTCCAAACATATTTGAACCTCCGGGTAATGAAAAAAATTCAACATTAAAAATAAATGTCCAATCTGTAAATGTACCGTCAGAATATACCCATGTACTATCAGGTTTCTCCCAAATTCTTAATTGGGTGTATGTTTTACTAAACGTTTCCTCTGTTGCGTTATATTGACCATACGCCATTAAGCTGAATGAAGTCAATAACATTAATATTAATTTTTTCATTAGTTATTTTGATATTTTTTTCTTTTATTTTCTTTTCTCATTTTTCTTTTCTTTTTGTCTGAGATATTATCTAACACTTTTTCTTGAGTTATGTCATTTTTATTTTTTACTCCTCGGTATTTTTTCCACTCACTTTTAGAACAGTACTCCCATCCATTTTTAACAAAAAAGATAGCTTCAGTGTCACTAACTCTTTTAATTGTTTCACCTTTTTTTATATTCTTCATTTTAATTTAGTTTTTTTAATATTTCATTATATTCGTAACCTTTATTAAAAAGGTCGTAGAATTCACTTGACCATTCATCACCAAAAATTAATGCGTCAGAACCAAAAAGTACACTAAGATTACTTTTATCTGTTAACATTATTGTCTCTTTAGTTATAAATCTTTTATGGAAACCCATTTGTAATCTGAATTTAATCTAACTGATGTTATATGTTTTTCATTCCACTCATTTGGACCTATTATTGATAAAAACTTTTCATTACGTTTATTTTCATAAAGATGGTATGTTTCACCTATTATTGGTTCAAATGAATATTTTGAATTATAGATGAGGTTGTTCAATTCAACTTCATCTACCAAATTATAATACTTTTGTATTAACTCTTCAAGTTCTGAGTTAAATATTTTTTCTATTTTACTTACCCCTTTATTTTTAAACCCGTCTATATTGTCAACTTTTATAACAGGTGCAGATACATTAGAACCGTAAGGTAATAAATACGCATTAAAGGTTTCAGTTTCTTCATCCCATACTATATGGTCGGGATATCTACTTTTCTTTTTCATTACTCTCTTTTAACTCTTCAAGTTTAATTGTTTGAGCAATGTAATTTATGACCTTTCTTTTGATTATTGAAAGTAGACACCCTTCCAGTGGAAATTCGTCGTCAAAATTAGCAACAAATACTACACTACTTTCTAATTTTGATTCAATGTCAATCTCACTACCTTTATTTAAAAGTTTAAATGTACATTTTTTTTCATCAAATTTAGGGTCAATTTTATTGATATTATACTTGTAAAAGTATTTTTTATTACCGTATTCAAAGTATAAAAAACCTTCCTTATAATTTTTTTCAGTTATTTTAAAATGTTTATTTTTTTGTATAACTAAAACACTATCAAAAACTATCGACCATATTGATTTAGCAATTAGAAAAAAGTCTTTCATTCTGCCACTAGCGTCTTTGGAGATTTTGACAATTTCTTTTAGTTCATCGTTTGTAAATCCTGTTAAGTTAACATAACTTATGTTATTTACTAGTATTTCATCGTCTACCTCCTCAGGAACTACTTTTAGTTCAATTCTTTTTAACTTTTCAGTTATAGACCTCAAATTAGCCAAGTGTAGTGAAAGTTCTTGAAATGTTGGGTACAACTTAAACTCCTCTAATTCTTTATCAACTTTTGAAATATAATCTAGTAGAACATATTCTTTATGTTCCATGTCAATAGGGTCTTGTAAAATCCAATCTAAGGGTAATCTCATAATTTAATATTATACCCTAAAGAATAAAAAAAAGATTTAATTAATCAATACGGAAGGCGTAATAGTCTACACCCTCAACTCTTGTTTCGAAAGTAGCTCCGTCATAATGTGATATATTGTGACCGATACCGTCCATATCTATAGCATCTTCTATTATTGCGTTTTTGTCAATAAATTCTTCTAATCTTTCTGTGTCCTCAGCAAAACCATAATCTTGTAAATATTGTCTAGGGTTTTGTCTAACATCATATAGGTAACCTGCAATTCTGTCTTCAATCATTCCTTCTGTGGGTTCCCCTTCAGGATTTTCTTGTATCTCATCTCTCTCTTCCTCTAACTCTTCTATCCTATCATAAACTTCACCTCTTTCATCACTACCATGTGGTAATGAGTCTGTGTCTCTAGTTCTTCTATATAATTCCTCTATTTCTTGTTCTAACTTTTCTAAACGACTATGTTGTTCTTTGGTTAGTGGTAAGTCCTCTGTTTCAAAATGTGATTCGGGTTCCTCTCTTATGTAATCATCATAGTATTCTCTAAACCATTCAACAACTTCTTGAACATCTAAGTGACCCATAATGAAGTCTTCATTAAACGATTCAAATAGTCCCATATCGTCAACCAATTCTTCTAATCTCATTTTAGCCAACTCATAAACATCATCCCACTCACCTACTATATATGAACTCTCATTCTCATCTTCACCTAACCACTTAAATGCCATTATTTCACCAGGGTAAAAACCATCAGTATCAGGAACTAAGTTATAGATACTTTCATCTTCACCAATATCAACACCCCACTCATCAACTAATCCTTCATATAAGGCGTTTGCCTTTCTACCTAAGTCATCTAAATCATTATCCCTATTCCAAGCATCTCGTTCCCTAAGGTCATCCATCTGACGTAATATCCTTTCTTGTCTAATTCTATTATCTCTTTGTGCTCTACGTCTCATTTCCTGTTCAGCCCTTGCTTTATCCTTAAATAATTCGATATCTTCAGAATAATTTGAATCCATATAATTTTGAATCACGTTATTAATTTTTTCAAACTCAGGAGTACCTAATATCCATCCATTATTAAATGATTTATCAGGCGCATCGTAGTATTGTTGCCTACCATCATATTTCTGTAACAACGCAACTTTATAAAATCTATTACTCGTAGACGCCTTTTTATCCAAGAAATAGAACAGCTTACCATCTCTGTTATAAGACATAAAGTGTTGGTCACTACTCTTAGCTGCGGTACACCATTTAGAACCTGAACCGTAATAACAACTCGCCTCGTAGGTCTTTGGTGTTACTACTGTAAATCTATCATCTTCGTATACAATGTCCGCACCTTCAACCTCTTTAACGTCCCTTCTTACACGATTTTCGTGTTTATCAATCGCATCTTGAATATCTTTTAGACTATCGTACTGATTAATGTCTTTTTCATCTAAGTTTTTTTGATACTTAATGAATTTCTCAATCGCAATTTTAGCCTTTAATAAATCCTCGTCAATATTACTATCAGTAACTACCTTACCCAAAAAGTTTAAAAACTTTTGATTGGATGATAGGTCTCTAGACATTAAAAATATTTTCTTAATGTTCTCTGTTGTAAACTTCCCTTTATATTTGGATAGGAAATCTTCTTTTCTTCCCTCTAATAAAACTTGACTAAGATTCATTATGTAATACTTTTACAATAAATATACTAATAAACACTATTTATTAATAAACAAATAAACTTCCTAAAAAATTACTATCATGGGATGCGGATGTAAAAAAAAGGCACAACAAGCTCAACAACAGTCAAATACTCAGTCACAAACTAACACTCAAGCAGTGCAAGAAACTATTAGTAAGACTGTTGAAAAATATTACAAGAAAAAAAGTTAATCCTTGTAGTATCGTAAAAGTTAAAAAGAGTTCTTATAAAGGACTCTTTTTTATTTATACTGTAATTTAATTTTATTACATTTAAAAAAAACTAACTATGGAGACACCTTTATTTGGAAAGAATTTATGTAATTTATTATGTAACTTAATAATTGAAAATTATGATGTGGTTGACTCAAATCATAAAACGGAAATTAAAGTCATCGATTTAGAACAGTTTATTGTTTTAAAGGGTAAAACGTCCATAAACAATCCTATAAATTACTCTATTATTTTTAAATCTTTTATTGAAGAAAAAAATAATTCAAATAAAAACTTTAATGTGATAGATTTAATTGAGTATGGTGTGAATCCCTCATCCAAGATAATAAATCTTGATGTTACTTTTAATAACAATCAAAACTATAGTATTTTTAATTTACACCACACTATTCAAGGTGAATATCATATTGATTATGATAAAAATCTAATATTACATAATAATAATAAATTATTTGAATTTTTATTAGGTGAACCCGAATTTAACGATTTTGAGGGTAGTAATATGGGTAGTAGTTATCCTTTTGTTTCTGATGATTTATTTGGAAAAAATCTTAATAGTTCAAAATTATATGAAATTTATCTTAGGTATATCTCTTATAATTTATTTGAGAAACAACTTTGTAAAGACATTAATTTTAAAGTGTTCTACTCTGGTGAAATAACTGATTTAAGTTGGGAAACTATGAGTTTTAATATTGACAGTGGTAGTAATGTTACATCTAAAGATTGGATGGCTTCATTAGTTTTAGATTTATTTGATTTTAATTATTCTTACATAAAAAAACACCTATCTTTAGATGATTATGATTTCAGTAATGAAATACTTTCTAAAGATAGGTGTTGGATGAAAAGAGATAAAACTTCAGAAATGATTTTATTCTGATATAAAGTCTTTAACTAATTTTAATGCCTCCTCTATAGTTTTAAATGAGTCGTCAGGTGCATTCAACGATATTTTAGGCTCCTCATTTTTAACCATCTCAACTAATGTAAAAGCGGGTAAAAATTCATTACCTGTTGCCTCAACAAATTGTTTATATTCTTTTTCGTGGTCTCTAATATTTCTCTCATCGTATACAATTTTATTTTCATTCAACATGTTTTTAAAATTAACACAATGAGGACAACCATCCATAGTATAAAGTAAAATTGTTTTCATTATAACACTTCTTTAACCATCTCCATTAATTGAGCTTCACTTAGGACACCTACTTTATTAGTTACATTCTCACCTCCATTAAATCCTTTAATTGCAGGTATTGACCTGACACCTAATTTAAGTGCCATTTCTTTATCTTCTTCTATATTAAATTTATATACACTTACTTCGTGTCCTTGTTCTTTTAGTTGATTAGATACTTTATCTATAATAGGTCCCATCATTCTGCAAGGACCACACCAATCCGCATATAAATCTACGATAAATTTTTCTCCTGACTTTATTTTTAACTGTAATTCTTCTGATGTTAATTTCATGATATTGTTTTAAATTTTTTAAGTTGATTTAAATAAAATATAATACTATCTGTAGAATCTTCTTTTGATAGACAGTAAAATTTATATGAGTTTTCATTTTCTCTTCTACTAAAGTAGAATAGAATATTATTTTTAAATTCTATTAATCCGTTATGATAAATAGTTGTAGAACCATCAAAATGTTTGTTAGACCATATTATTTTGTTTTTAGAGAGTGCACTTCTCAGAGCATCTACAGTGTAATAATCAGTCTCAATTATAGATGGGTAAAAACCGAGAATATCCTTAGACATCTCTATAATATCTTCAGGGATAATCTCGGTTTTTTTATTTTTACCTTCTTCTATCATACTATGATAAAGTCACCTTCTATTTCTAACTTTTCTACAATATTTGCTGCAAAGTCTAAACCATCACATATGACCTTTGTTATTTTATATGGGTCAGCATTTGACGCGGGTCTCCTATCTTCTAAATAACCTTTCCATGTTTCGCTAGTTGCTAATGGAACTCTTATCGAAGCTCCTCTGTCTGATATACCCCAACTAAACTTAGTTATACTTTGTGTTTCGTGTAATCCAGTCAATCTCATCTCATTACTTGAGCCGTAGTTCTTTATATGTTCTACGTGTCTATGTTTAAATGACTCAAATATATCCTCGTAATACTTCTTATCTCCGTCCTCTCTCATTCTTCCATTTGAGAAATTACAATGAAGTCCTGAACCATTCCAGTCACCAATCACCGGTTTAGGATGGAATTCAATATTATATCCATATTCTTCTGACATCTGTTGTAAAAGGTACCTTGAAATCCATAGGTCGTCTCCCGCCTTTAATTTACCTTTACTAAATACTTGATACTCCCATTGACCTAACATAACTTCAGCGTTAGTTCCTGTGATATCTAATCCCGCTATAATACAGTTTTCTAAGTGAGCGTCAACAAAACTTCTACCATTAACCTGTGATTTACCTACACCACAGTAGTACTTACCTTGTGGTTCAGGAAAACCGTCCTTAGGAAAACCTACTGGTTTACCATCTTTCATGAGTGTGTATTCTTGCTCAAATCCAAACCATACATCTTCGTTTTCAACACCAATTAAACTTCTAGTATTACTTTCGTGTGGTGTACCGTCAGGATTCATAACTTCACACAAAACCAAATAACTATCCAACATACCTTTGTTTAGTGGGTTTGGGTATAGGTTAATAGGTTTGAGTACACAGTCGGAATAACTACCGTCCGCCTGTCTTGTTGATGAGCCGTCAAAAGACCATTCTGTACAATCTTTTATACTAACTCCGTGTACTTTTTTACCACCAACCTCATGTGTTGGTGCGTCAATAACTTTAACTTTACTTCTTAGATTTGGCTCAGGTGTATATCCGTCTAACCAAATGTATTCTAATTTAATTTTCATATAGTTTTTTTTTAAATATAAAAAAAGGGATTCAAAAAATGAACCCCTTTCTTTAATTTATTTTACATTATTTTAGAAATTATACTTCAAAGAAGCATTCCAAGTTCTTCCAAATCCAAACCATACTGAGTTTCTAACATCAACATCATTCCATAGTGTTGAGTTATCATCTGCATGAATATTAGTGTTAGATTCAGCGATATAAACTGTATCAAACAAATTGTTTACATTAACTCTAAAGGTTGCGTTATTACCTAACAAGTTGAATCTTGAGGTGATACCTAAATCAACCAAACTGTATGATGGTAGTTGTAACGCTCCTAAATTATCTTCTGATAAGAAAGCTGAGTTATTGATAGAGTAGTCAGCATATAAACCATCAACATATCTATAACCTAAATCTACATTCAAACCTTTTGTGATACGATAATCAACACCTAAGTTACCTGTAAGTTGCGCAGCATCACCAACTTTAGCACCTTCAGTGTAAAGAGTCGCGGTACCCAATAAGTTATTACTGTCATCGAAGATTTCAGATTCAAAATTATTTGTATATCTCCAATCACCAATAGAAGCCATACCTGTAATTTTTAAGTTATTAGTTGGCCTATATGTTGTTTCAAGTTCAATACCTTTGTGAACAACGTCAATACCACTAAATTGGGCACTACCTTCAACGACTGTTGAGTCATTAACTTGTACATCTACACTTCTTGATAGGAATCTATTACCCCAATTTGTATTATACAAGTTAACATTTAAAGTTAAGTCATCTCCAATGAACCCATAACCTAATTCAAGAGAACTAATTTGTTCATTCTCAAGGTCCTCGTTAATTGTGTTAGCATAATTAGGGAATACCGCATCAAAGTTAGGTTGTCTTGAAATAATACCAGTGTTAAAGAACACGTTAGACTTTTCATCTATGTTGTAGTTAACACCACCTTTCACGTAACCTCCAGGAAGTGTAGCAACTTCTGATACTACGTTACTTGGTTGGTCAAAGTAGTCAATTCTTTGATATGCCTGATTAGAAACACCACCTTGAACTACCGCAGTCAGTTGGTCACCGTCATTAT